AGACGTGCCGCTACTGACGATGCGATTGACGGTGGTAAGAAACCTGCTAAGAACGAAGGCAAAAGAGGTTTCATCAAAGCAGCTAAAGACGCAAAAGCAAAAGGTGAAAAAGATTTTGTATTCGCAGGTAAGAAGTACAACGTTGAGTCTGCTTTAAAAGAAGAAGAAGACGAGAACGGAGACGAACCTAAGAAGAAGAAACCTTTCCCACCTAAGAAAGACGGTGAAGAAAAGGATTCTGAAGAAGGTGAAGAGTCTGAAGAAGAAGACGAAGAGTCTGAAGAAGAAGACGAAGAAGAAAAAGAAATGCCTAAAGTTGCTGGTAAGAAAAACGACAAGAAGAAAGTCACATCTACAGCTAAGACTCCAGAAATCTCTAAGATTGGTGAAGATTTAGATTTAGTTGACGCAATCAAAGACCTACATCAAATGTGGGAATCTGCTGCTAAACAACAGAAGTCTAATGCAACTAAACCTGAAGAGATTGATTCTAAAGATTCTCCGAAAGCAAAAGAATTTACTTCTGCACATAAAGGAAAGTCTGAGAAGAAATACGAAGATGACGAAGAAGATGGTCACACCAAAACTTTCAAGGCACAAGGTGGAACTAAACCTAAGTCTGGTAAACGTCCTCAAGACAATCAAGCAGGTGACACCAATGTGGTCAAGTCAACCGAAGCACCTGCTAAAAACATAAAAGAAGGTGCAGTAGTAGTTGACGCAAATGCTCAAGAAGGTTCTGTATCTTTAGTTGATATGGCAAGAGAACAACTTGCAGGTAATATCAAAAACGGTAAAGAAGAGAAAGAAAAGAATCCTTTTGACGCAAGAACTAAGAAAGCAAAAGAATTTCTTGAAAGAATGGCAAGAAGAAGGTAAGAATTATGGCACTTAAACTATTAGGAGCACAATCCGCATTAGGAGTTGGAACTGGAAACGGTTCTAGTTTCGCCAATGCATCCGCAGTACGTGTAGTAAATCCCAGTGCAACAAACTATGTTGTTTCAGTAGAAACTTCTGGTAATGTTCTGGTTGGTTCGTTTACACTTTGTGCTGGCGAATCTGAAATTATCTACAAAAATACTACAGACGAAATATTTGCTACTAATGCTGCTGTCTTAGGTGCTGCTGTAGGATTCAGTCACTAAATTATAGTAGGAGATATTATGACTATAAAAGCCCCCAACTGGTGTGAAAACGCAGTCCCAACATTAAATGGATGGGAAGACCCTAATACTGGAGAACTATATGTCTCTGGTGGATTCACCCAAGAACAGATTGATGAGTTTCACGGTGTTAAACCTAAGAAAGTTCTGAAAGAAGTTCCAAAACCTAGAAATAACTTTAAAAAGACTGCTCAAGTTTTAACTGAAGCACCTATTGGTAACAAGTCTCTAGAAGAGATGACCAAAGTAGAGTTAGAAGCATTAGGTCGTCAACACGGTATTGAACTAGACCGTAGAAAAAATAAATCAACATTGATTGAAGAAGTCAGCGAAATTATTGACAATTAATTAAAGGGGACACATCGTCCCCTTATACATAACTATATGATGAAACTGACAAAAGACAATATTGTTTTATATGCTGCCCAGAACTATCACAATCCTAAATGTATTGATAGTGAAGAGTTCTTTGAAGACTTAAAAAGATTTAAATATATCAAACGATTACTCAATCGTTATAGAGACAATGACGTATTGTCAGAACGTCTCATTCTCAATCACCTTATAGTTATATTCAATGTATTTGGTTATGAGGCAGGATTAAATATCCTAGAACTCAAGATTGAACTAGAACATTGGGGTGTACTCAAACCCTTTCTAATTTTTCTCAAAGCAATAAAGAACACTGAATATACCAATATTGATATGGATAAAACAGTAGTAGAAGCTTTGAGAGAAATATGATAACCCCTGACGAATCACGTTGTGGAGACTGCACCGTATGTTGTGAGACTATGGGATATACTGGTGATTGGAAGTTTGCAGACCGATACAACGAAGCAGAAAAGTATGGTGTAGACTATGGTGCGTGGAGTACTTGTAATAAACTCTGCGATACTGGGTGTTCTATTCACGAAGATAAACCACGCATATGTCAAGAGTTTTGGTGTTCTTATATTGAACATGACTTAGAAGACCATTACAGACCAAAGGACTTTGGATTCGTTGCTCATAAAAGTAAAGGTCAAATTGGTATTTTATCATTGGATAAAACATTACCACCAGAGATTCAGTATCATAACAACAAACAAAAACTAGACACATTAGTTGAAGAGATATTAGTAAGTGAAGGTAAAGAAATGTCTGTATGGTTATATACTAAACAAGGTGAATTAAAAATACGATGAAGTTCTTTATCTGCGATGACGGTAATAAGTTTACCAAAAAGACTCTTTGTGATACCTATGGTAAATGGGTATTTTTTCACGATGACAAAGTATCTGTCTATAAGGGAAAAGACTTTATTGTTCTTTATTCTGGATATCTGATTGAGGGTGATATAGAAGAAGTCGCTTCAGACTTTAGTTTTCACGAAGCAAACGGAAACTTCTTTGCAGTTAAACTGACCAAGACCGATTATGAGATAGCACTAGACTACTTTAACAATCACAAGGTCTTTACTGCGGACAAGTATGGAATTGAGATTACCAATCATTTACCATATATGACAATCAAAGAAGAAGATATTGTTAGAAATTATCTTCGTTATGATATAAATGCACGTGAGATATCACCAAACGAATGTGCAACTTTCTTTGGTCATATTCAATCATTCCTTCCTGTATATGATTATGTTCAAGATTGTAAAGATGCATTAGAACAAGAGATATGGGAAATTGATGAACTGGTTGATTATATTCACGAGTGTATGACTCAACACGCACAAGTAATCAAAGATAATTATAAGAATCGTTTTATATCCTTAAGTGAAGGAATAGATTCTGCGGTTCAGTCTCAATACTTTAAAGAAGACCCACAATATCTTTATCACATTTATCCGTGTGATGCAGGTAAGGACGGATTTAAATATAAACAAATTGCATCCGAAAACTTTGAAAACACAACTATGTGGACATATGAGTGTAAAAAGAATAAAGAATATACACATAGATTTTTAAGAGATTCGTCTACTCGTTGGTGTACTATTCTACCAACTATGATACAAGTGGAGGAAGCAAACCCTGACATTGTTCTATATGGTGTTAATGGTGATGAAATGTTCTTCCGTGATTTGATTCCGCATATGCATATGTTAAGTCTTAAGTATTATAGTGAGAGTGAATGGTATATTAAGAACAAGATTATGGAAGATATAGAAACTAAGAAACATCACTACGGTGCTTCCTATACTCTTGGAACACATAAAACTACAGATACTTATGTAGAAGAATTTAATAAAAAGTGGTTGACTTCTAAAAGAGACTATGATATAATGGAATATGATATGTTAAAACTAATAACACCGAAGTTTTATACTCGTGCGATTAGTTGTAATAATGATGTACTTACCACGTCTCTATATAATGATAGAAGAATTTTCCACGAAGTGTTTAAGACCAGTAGAAAGTTTTTAGAAGACAATGCAATGGATTCTCCTATTCAAAGAAAAATATTGGAGAAGTTTCAATATAAATGTGTAACACCACATAAAGACGTGTTGTATGCAGATTATGATGAGATATTTAATAACATTTTTGACGCAACTGTACCTCACTGTATGGAACAAAACATATAAATAAGACTATGGGAATATTAAAATCAGCAGCAGACTTAGTTTATACGATTCGTTTCTTGAAACTATTGGTCACTCCGTTTGAGAAGACCGAAGCATTCAAGGCAGGTATTATAGACAAAGACGGTCAAAAGAATAAGGAATTCAATACGAATAGTACTGATGACCGTGAGGCATATCGTTCTCACTATACACCGTTTCATCGTCTCGTATTTAATCTAAAACGTCTAATGGCAAAAGTGCCTGGCGGTCAATCAGTTATTGCACGTTATGGAGCAGCACTCGCTCTTATCAAAGAACACGGTGAATTAAATGATAAGAGATTAATGGAAATCCACGAAGAGACTGGGATTGACATTCTTGACGTTCTTGCTGAAGAATCCCAATGGTTTATCCTAGATGACAAACAAATGTCGCCTGGGGTCTATCGTATTAAATATGATACCATAACAACACAATGCGAAGACATTGTAAAGAAAGACGACAAAATTAGAATCGTAGAATCTGAATCCTATCCTATTACAGAAATACTTGGATTAGATATCTATAAAGGAATACACATGAACTCTAATCAAACGGTGTATTTCTCTACAGGGGAGATAACTCGATGAAAGGTTTTAAAAATTGGTTTGAAGAAGAAATGACTGCTACAGGTGCAGTCGCAGGTGCAGGTGACGATAGTAGTACTGTTCCTGTCTATCTTGATAAGAAAAAGAAAAAGAAACCTGAAATAGTTAAACGATTTGAAAAATTTGAAGAAAGAATCGCAGATAGAATGAAGAAGAGAACTCAATCTCAACAACAAGCACATCAAAAAAGAATGATGAAGTCTGCAAAAGATTCTATTAAAAAATATAATAGGAGTAAATAATGTTAAGTGGATTACTTGGTAGTGTATTAGGATTTAGTGGGTCTGTTGTCCCTGCAATCACTGAACACTTTAAAACAAAATCAGATAACAAATTTGAATTACAAAAGATGGAAAAAATGGCAGAACTTCGTGCTGCTGGTTTTGACCACGAAATGAAAATGTTTGAAACCCAAGCAAGGGATAACGAACACGAAAGATTGATACAACACGATATTTCTATCAACCAAGGAACAGGTTTTATTGCAGGACTACAGAAATCTGTACGACCAGTTATTACCTATTGTTTCTTCGGTCTCTTTGCGGTTATTGAAATCACTCTACTAATGGAAGCATTAGAGAAGGGTTCAGATTTCAGTGAAGCAATCAATATCCTCTGGGATGACGATACAAAGGCAATCTTTGCCGCTATTATATCATTCTGGTTTGGGTCTCGTGCAATAGATAAGTCTCGTAGAAAATAAAACTTGACTTTTTACCCTGACTAGGGTATACTACACAAACTAAAAAACTTAAGTGTGATATATAGTATTACGCTCTAAAAAACTATACTCTATGGAAAAATAATGCCCCTAAAAATTGATAAGAAAAAGGACAAACTGCTAGCGGAATACGCAGTTGGAATGTTAAAAGAATTTTACCTTAATGATTATGAAAAGAGTCCTCAAGAAGGATTCGCAAGGGCATCAACAGCGTGGAGTAATGGAGACGAAGAACTCGCACAACGTCTATACGACTATGTGTCTAATAAGTGGTTTATGTTTGCGTCTCCTGTATTATCCAATGCACCCAACGGTCACGACACAAAAAGTAAAGGAATGCCTATCTCGTGTTTCCTTACTTATGTTCCTGACACTCTAGAAGGACTTATCGGTCACTCATCCGAACTACGTTGGTTATCCGTTTATGGTGGTGGTGTCGGTGGACACTGGTCTGACGTAAGAACCGTATCAGACATTGCACCTGGCCCGATTCCTTTTCTACATACTGTTGACGCAGATATGATTGCATACCGTCAAGGTAAAACAAGAAAAGGTTCTTATGCTGCTTATATGGATATCTCTCATCCAGATATTGTAGAGTTTATGAATATGCGTATTCCTACAGGTGACGTACAACGTAAAGCATTAAACCTACATAACGCAATCAATATTACTGACGAGTTTATGGAAGCAGTAATCAATAACGAAGACTTTGATTTGCGTGACCCAAAGAACAACGAAGTAAAAGAAACTGTTAATGCACGTAAACTCTGGGAACGTCTTCTAGAGATTCGTTTCCGTACAGGTGAACCTTATCTAAACTTTATTGATACAGCAAACAAAGGTTTACCTCAACCACTAAAAGACAAAGGACTAAAGATTCACGGTAGTAATCTATGTAATGAGATTCACCTACCAACCTCTGACGATAGAACTGCGGTATGTTGTTTATCGTCACTCAATCTAGAATACTATGACGAATGGAAGGACACTACTATTGTTCGTGATATCATTCGTATGCTTGATAATGTGCTTCAATACTTTATTGAGAATGCACCTGATACTATTACTAGAGCAAAGTATTCCGCAGAAAGAGAAAGAAGTTTAGGTCTTGGTGCAATGGGATTCCATTCTCTATTACAGAAACACGGAGTTGCGTGGGAGAGTGAAGCTGCAAGGGATATCAACAGAACTGTATTCCAACATATCAATGAAGAAGCACATAAAGAAACTGAATTACTTGCAGAGGAACGAGGAGAGTATCCTGACGGTATTGGTTCTGGTAAAAGAAACTCACACCTTCTTGCGATTGCTCCTAATGCCTCGTCTGGTGTGATTCTATCAACCAGTCCTTCTATTGAACCATTGAAAGCGAATGCATATACACATAGAACACGTGCAGGAAGTTTCTTGGTAAAAAATAGATATTTAACTGAGTTACTAAACGAAAAAGATATAAATAATGATTCCACTTGGACTTCAATCATTACGAATAAAGGTTCTGTTCAACACCTTCCTGAACTAACTGAAGGTGAGAAAGCAATCTTTAAGACTGCGGATGAACTTGACCAAGACTGGGTAATCACTCACGCTTCAGAGCGTCAAGAGTTTATTTGTCAAGGACAGAGTGTTAACCTGTTCTTCCCAGCTGGTTCAGAGAAATCTTATGTGAACAGAGTGCATTTGAATGCGTGGAAGAAAGGACTCAAGGGTCTATACTATCTACGTACAGAAGCAAAACAAAGAGCAGAGAACGTATCGGAAAAAGTAGAACGTGTTGCCCTTCAAGGTGATACTCGCACCATAATTTATGGTAAACTAGATTGTCCGTTCTGTTCTATGGCAAAGGAAGAACTCAAGTTAAGAGGTATTCCTTATGATTATATCAACCTGAAAGATATTGGAAAAACTGCTGCCGAAGTTACAGGTCGTAAAGTCAAAACAGTCCCTCAAATCTATATTGAAGGTGAGTATGTTGGGGGTTATGACGAACTTATGGTATTTTTTAATCAACCAGTAGAAACAAACGAAGACGATGAATGTCGTGCTTGTGAGGGATAAAAATGTTATTAGATTTTAGTAAAACATATAAACCGTTCTTGTATCCTTGGGCGGTAGAACTAGTAAAGAAACACGAAGAGATACATTGGACAGAAGACGAAGCAGAACTTTCTGAAGATATCCAAGATTGGAGAACTAAACTAACCAAAGAAGAAAAAGAATTTATTACCCAAGTATTAAGATTGTTTACTCAATCAGACGTACAAGTAGGTGAGAATTATCACGAACTCTTGATTCCTCGTTTTAAGAACAATGAGATTCGTAATATGTTATCGTCCTTTGCAAACCGTGAAGGTGTACACCAACGTGCATATGCATTGTTGAATGATACTCTAGGTTTACCTGACGAAGAACATCACGCATTCCTTGAATATAAAGAAATGGCAGACAAGATTGACTTTATGAAGGAAGGTGATATCAACTCTTTAACTGGTCTTGCTTTAGTACTTGCACAATCAGTATTCAACGAAGGTATGTCATTGTTTGCGTCCTTTGTAATGTTATTAAACTTCCAACGTTTTGGTAAGATGAAAGGTATGGGAACAATTGTAGAATGGTCTATCAGAGACGAAACTCTACACGTACAAGGTAATGCAAAACTATTCCGTGAGTTCTGCGAAGAACATCCACGTATTGTAAATGACGAACTTAAATCTAAAATCTATCAGATGGCAAAGAATGCTGTTAAGTTAGAAGACCGATTCATTACACTTGCATACCAGTCTGGTAAAATCGAAGGTCTATCTGAAGAAGATGTGAAACAATATATTCGTCACATTGCAGACCGTAGACTATTACAATTAGGTATGAAACCGAAGTTTGGTGTCAAGGACAATCCACTACCGTGGTTGGACTGGGTACTGAATGGTGCGTCACACGATAACTTCTTTGAAAAACGTGTCACTGAATATTCCGTAAATGGTATGGAAGGTGACTGGGGTTGGGACGAAAAAGTAAGTGTTGCCTAGTGGACGAAGATAACGTATACATTTTAGAATGTAGTCTTTGCGAAACTAAAGTAGAAGTTACAGTCAAAGACAGTGAGGAAGAACCTCAATATTGTCCTATGTGTGGTGTTGATATAGAATAGATATATACCTTTATGTGGATATATGAAGGTAAAGAGTTTGACCCTGAAGAAGAGTTCTTGGAACAATACCAAGGATTTGTTTATTGTCTGACAGAGTTAAGTACTGGTAAAAAGTATATTGGTAAGAAGTTTTTCTGGAAACCTAAGATACTTCCTGTTACGAAAACAAGAAAAAGACGCAAAAGAACAAGGGTTCAATCTGACTGGCGGAACTACTATGGGTCGTCAGAAATGGTAAAAACACTCGTAGAAGGGGGTCAGGACTTCCAGAGAGACGTTCTAAGACTATGTAGGACAAAAGGTGAGTGTTCATACTACGAGGCAAAACTACAATTTGAATATGACGTTTTGTTGAGTGACGAGTATTATAATGAGTTTATAGGATGTAAGATTCATGCCAAGCATATCAAAAGATAATTATTGGGGTACATTAAAGAATAACGGTGTATTGAATCGTCAAGTTATAGGTGGACGATACGGTTTTGTTTATGACGGTCAAGAGTATAAAGACTTTTATTTGTTGACCAATGAAATGAAATGGCGACTGCGTGATGCAGGTGCAAAGAAAGGTGATTTGATTACCATTTCTATTATGAAGGTCAACCTACAACACATTGCTTCTTTGATTGCGTGTGCAGAACTAGGATTAAGAATATTCATATTAGATAGTCCTGCGACCAAAGAATCCCTTCCTTTTACTAAACTTGCACTTCACGGCCCAAGTGATTACTATATCTACAGTTCAAAAGAAGATACCACTAAAATATATAACGGTCTTCATGACGAAATGATGAAACGATACGGTGGTGTTGGTATTGATTGTGAATCACCTGCGTCTTCTAATAAATACTTTAATCACGAATATCGTGATTGTGACTTTCCCAAAGTATTACCTACCGACCCACTATTAGTTAGTTCTACTTCTGGAACAACAGGAAAATCAAAACCAATCACATTCTCACACCAAGAAGTAATGGGTATATCAATTCGTAATATTCATACATTCTGGTTTGTGCAGAATTCAAAAGTAGTTCATTCCAGAAATCTACACCACGCATCAGCAATGTTAACTCACCTATTACCTGCATTGTTTTTTTGTTATGGTCATAGTTCATTTGCAATTGGTCACGACTTGAGTGCAGAAGAAGACGTTGACCGATTGATAGGATTAAAAGATTTATTAGAAAACCCTCCTTCTAATATAATGATACCCAACAAATCAGAACTCTATGACTTTCTTGAAACCTTTGGTGGTAGATTCAAAAGAACAGTCAATATCAATATGTGTGGATTTGCATTAGACGAAGAGTTTGTAGAACTTGCAAAAGAATATAATGTTCTATTTCAATCACATTACGGTAGTATTGATACTGCAATTCCATTACTGGTAAATTATGTTGGAGAACACGATAAGATTATTCCGAATAGTCTGGGTATATTACCAGACGATTTCTACAAGACTACTTTAGAGAATGGTCGTATGAAAGTAGAACACGAGTGGTGGGACGAACCACGATATATGGAAGACGAACTAGAACTGATAAACGGACAATATATAATACATCCGAAACCAAGAACTGAGATAGAAATACCAGAGGGATTTGATATTACACCTTTCTATCAAGATACTAAACTTAATTATGAACAACTAAGAGGACATTTGAGTGTTACATCGTAATCTTATAAAAGACGACATTAGAATTGATAATCTTAATAAAGAAGAATTTGGTATTCTAATAAATCAGTTTAAACACTTACTCATACAAAACGGTGTTAAAAAGGGAGAAGTGACCACTGTTCAAATACCTAAAGTAGACGCAACCAACCTTGCAGCTGTATTTGCGTGTATAGAATTAGGATTACCTTTGTTTATTATTCCTGACGCAGTTTTTGATACTAATACCAAAGCAAACGAAAGAATTAATAATCTGAGTATTGAAGAGTTTTCTGGAGATAATTGGCCAGTCAATCGTTTGACTACAGTAGACCAAGCATTCTTTAAGAATAGTAATATTGAAAAAATGATAGGTGGTTGGATTGGTCTCTGGATGATGGTTCTTAATACTAGAGAAGCAACAAAAAACATTGACGCACGAGTAGTTCCTGAAGACAAGGATAACATTAAAGTCTGGGAAGTCAATGAAAACGATACTGCATTTATTAATAGTGACGGAGAGTTATTGAGACTTATGGGTTTCTTATCTCCTGAAGGTGAACCATTTAAGTTTATATCTCACAAACAAACAATCTATAATGCAAGTCGTATGAATTATTATGAAAACAAGAATGTTGGACTTGCAACTGCATATCATCATTTCAATGCATTTGAACGAAGTATCTTACCTGCACTTATGACCGCAAAGTCTGTTCAAGGTATTATGTTCCCACCTCCGTCAATATATGGTTATGAAATGTGTTATACCATTGCGAAAAGAAATATTCCTCAACTAAAAAAACTAGATGTAATCTATGGAATACTAGACGACTCATTTGAATTGATATTCAATGTTATGTCCGAAAACAAAGAAGATTTTGATAATACTCTAGAGATTGTTCCTCGTGAAGGACAAAAATATGATAGTAGACACATTGAATGGGAACAAAAATTTAATGTAAAATTTCTCTAAAAGGGCTTGACAAAAGGTGTTCTTGTTGTTATAATAAGTGTATAATTTGAAAAGAAAGGAGAAAATTATGAGTAACTTAAATAACGATTTTATTTGCGACAGAGCAATTTCTGACGCAATTGACATTGTAGACGAAATGTCTGATACTAAGGTTAAACAAGTTCTTCACTTAAACTTTGGTATTAATATTCCAATGTGGAAACTTAACCTTGACGAAGCAAGAGATTTCTTGATTTCTAGGATTTCAGAACAATTACTTGAGGAGTCTGCATAATGTTAGAGTTTAATAAAGAAGTTGGTTATCCAACAAACCAAGAGAAAGGTGTTTTTGTTGAGTATCTACTCTCATTCTATAGTGATAAACCTGAGTGGGACGCAGTTTACCCTGAAATTGGTATGGGTTCTCTTGACGCAGTAGAGTGTATGGAAATGTACTTAGGAGGACACTACGAGAGTGTTTCGACCAAAGGTGAACATTTATGGGGTGGTGGAGACTCCATTGACAGAGAAAATGTTAGAGATATCTTTTTGTCATTTTCTGCAAAAAGTGCTTGACAAAGAGTGTTTTCATTGTTATAATAATATAGTAATTTAAAAAGAAGGAGTTTAATTATGGCGTATGTATCTCAAGAAGATAAAAAGAAACTTGCGGTTGGAGTAAAGAAGGTCGCAAATAAGTATGGATACAAAGTATCTTTAAGTGTTAACAATCATTCTACTTTGGTTGCAAAAATCAAAGGTGCAGAGGATATCTTAGAAGAGTATTGTGAAGTTCAAATGACACCTGATAAGGTATTGGAAAGAGAAGTAAAACACTATACGTTTAGTCCTGTCGAAGTTTTTGAAAACGCAAGTAAGTGGGGACATAGAGTTAATGAATACTGGATTCCTGAAAACTACGGTGAAAAAGGTACTGCATTCTTAAGTGAAATGAAAGACGCAATGGAAGGTGAAGATTTCTTCTGCGAAGACGATGCAATGACTGACTACTTTCATAGAAGTCACTATATAGAAATGGTATTAATGACGTGACAGAGAAATTAACAAAAAAAGAAATTTTAAAAAAGAAAGGTGCAATCGAAGAATATGTACAAGTTTCTAAGGACAGATTAGAAAAATATACCCTAGAGGGTGACGAACTGGGAATTGCAACTGCAATTTACCTCATTAATGAATACGAAGAAATGTTAGAAGAATTTTGTAATTATTACAAGGTTTAGAGAACTTTCTACGTATATATAATATAAGAGAGAAAATATGGAAAAAGAAGTCTTTGAAATCTTTGAGGATTTTACAAAGTTGAAAAATAGAAAAGACAAGATAGCTTTTCTAAGAGAACAGGGACAACGAGTTCCTGCAATTAAAGACGTAGTTAGAGGTTGCTTTGACAAACGTCTAGAGTTCCTTCTACCTGAAGGTAAACCACCTTACACACCCAACAGACCTGAAAGTGTTCCGTCTAGTTTACGACAGAAACACCGTGAGTTCGGTAATTATGTAAAAGGGTTTAGGTCAGAGGGAGTACAACAATTTCAAATCGAGAACCAGTTCATTCAACTGCTTGAAAGTATTCACGCAGAAGATGCTCTGATTGTTCTTGATATGGTGGCAAAGAAACCACCAGTCAAAGGATTGACAAAGAAGATAGTAGAGGAGGCGTTTCCAAATCTAATATCTTGATTCTCTTTTGTTATGTTATTTTAACCCCATAATAACAGGAGCAACTATATGCCAAGAAACCAAATAGAGAGATTAAAGAGTGACAGTCGTGAACTTGATAACTATATCCACCGTCTCAAGAAAAAAGGACGAGACAACCTTGCTCACAAGTTAACGATAAAACGGACATTTCTTAATCAAACTATTGCCGAGTTACATAATACTCATAATCTAGCATAATAAGGTAGGTGGTCAAAAGTCTCGTAGGGGTGCATTAGCACCCCTTCGTCATTATGGATATATAATATTATGAACTATTTAACACTATTGAAATCAAAACTACACGGTGTTGTATGCACTGAAACAGATTTAGACTATGAAGGGTCTATTCTGATTGACGAAGACTTGATGGATAAGGTAGGAATCCGCATATACGAACAAGTAGACGTTTACAATAAAACCAACGGTAATAGACATACAACCTATGCATTACCTTTACCCAGAGGTTCAAATAAAATATCGGTTAATGGTGCAGGTGCTCATTTAACTAATGTCGGAGACGAACTCATAATTTGTGCATATATAAGAAAAGACTATGCATATGCGACAGGTCACGAACCTAAAATTTATATCGCAAAAAAGGATACTTAATGCCACTATACACAATTATCAATAATAAAACTGGAGAAACCGAAGAGGTTATGTGCAGTTATGATAAACTACAAGAACGTTTAGAAAAAAATCCTGACGAACAACAACAGATTGGTGCCCCCAATCTAGTCAGTCATACTGGTAATATTATTAATAAAACAAGTGGAGACTGGAAAAACCTAATGCAAAAAATCGGTAAAGGTTCTGGAAGAGGACACAACATCAAATCATGACAATGAAACGTCTTAAGATTGACCACTTGTTATCCTATGAACCTATAACAGAAAATCAACAACACGCATATGATTCTTGGGAAGAAGGAGACCATTTAGTTTTATGTGGTTCTGCTGGAACAGGTAAAACTTTTGTTGGTATGTATCTTGCACTCCAAGAAGTTATGGACAGAAAATACGACCAAGAGAAACTTGTTATCGTAAGAAGTGTTGTTCCAACAAGAGAAATGGGTTATCTGCCTGGCAGTATTGAGGAAAAGGTTGACGCTTATACCGCACCTTATCGTGCAATCGCAACAGAACTCTTTAATGAAAAGAAAGCATACGAACAACTAGAACAACAAAATAAAATTGAGTTTCTCTCTACTTCATATATCAGAGGGACAACTCTAGACAATTGTGTTATCTTGGTTGACGAAATGCAAAACTGTACATATCACGAGTTGGACTCTATAATTACACGAGTCGGACACAACAGTCGTATCATCTTTAGTGGTGATTACTATCAATCTGATTTAACTAAAGAATCAGATAGAAAAGGCATTCTTGACTTTATGAATATCATAGAGGTTATGAATAATTTTAGAACCATTGAATTTGGGTGGGCAGATATTGTTCGGTCAAAGTTTGTCAGAGACTATATAATGACAAAGGAAATGGTTGAACGAGGAAACATTAAATGAAACTAAGTAAAAATTTTACCCTTGACGAGTTTACTAGGTCAATGACCGCAACTCGTTTAGGTATTGATAACACACCAAAAGACGAACATCTTGAAGCTGCGAAAGCATTATTTGAGAATGTAGTACAACCTATAAGAGAACACTTTGGTATTACTCGGATTAGTTCTGGATATAGAAGTCCTGCACTAAACGAAGCAATCGGTGGTTCTACTAGGTCACAACATAGTAAAGGTCAAGCAGTTGACTTTGAATGTGACGGACAAGATAACCTAGAAGTTGCAAAGTGGATTAGAGATAATCTAGACTACGACCAAGTTATCTCTGAGTTCTATGTAGAGGGAGACCCTAAGTCTGGTTGGATTCACGTATCATATGTCAGTAAAGAAGAGAATCGTAATAGACCTCTTACTGCACAAAGAGTAGACGGTAAAGTACAATATAGTGTTGGTTTACCTGAATGAATCTAATCTATCAGTATATGATTACCAATGAGGAAACTGAGAAACGAAAAAAAGTTCCTGAGTATCCTCAAGGTACTCGTTCTGAACTCTATCGTAAAACAGGTGACCTATCTGCCGAATCATTCAGAATCTATGCAGAAAAACTAGATTGTGTTCATCACTATTCTACTAGACAAGTATTTACCGCAGGTAAAACAGGTTCAACAGTATTACTCTTTGAATGTTTACGAGTAATCTATGACCCATTGTATGATGACTTTGATAAGGTTGCGTTCATTGATACCGATATTATTTGTAATACCGAAGAGAATATCTTTGACCAAACCAATGGATATGACGTAACAGGTGTCTTTGAATCTGAGATTCGTACAGACGATGACGGTGGATATAATACTTGGGACTATTCTGATAAGATTAAGAAACAGTTAACCGAAAAGTATAAACGCAATAACATTCCACTTGTTCCTACTGAATCTCCTTATAGACCTTCTTGCATTACTACATTCAATACTGGTGTATTGGTATGGACTAAGGAAGCACGTCTCAAAGCACGAGAAGAGTTTGATGATTGGTATGACTATATGCAAGACGGAGATAAACACGGTGACCCATTTTGGTTAAACAACGACCAACCGTTTATCTCTGGACAATTAACCAAACACGGATTTAACATTCAAAGTATTGACCAAACGTGGAACGATACTCCTACTCACTATAAAGATGAACTTGGATATAATCAAAACTTTCTTCACTATACTGGTGGAGGAAACAAAGTAGTAATGTTAGAAGACTACGAACAAGGTAAATTTAAATATTTAAAGCCTTGACATTTGTTGTCCTTGTTGTTATAATAAGGATATGAAAAAGGAAAATAATAAAGTGTTAGACCAGTATCATAAAGTAATACTGACAGACGCAGATGGTGTTCTCCTGAATTGGGGATATGCGTTTGACGTATGGATGACCGAAAAGGGTTATACCGCAAAGGATAAGTTAAAATATAATATCGGAGAAATCTACGGTATTACACAAACAGAATCTAAAAAACTAGTCAGAGAGTTCAACGAATCTGCACATATGGGATTTGTGCCTCCTTTAAGAGACGCAATCCAGTATGTTAAGAAGTTGCACGAGGAACACGGATATGTGTTTCACTTGATTACTTCAATGAGTAAAGACATAAATGCACAAAAACTAAGAACAATGAATATTAAGAAGTTGTTCGGTAAGACTGCATTTACTAAGTTTATCTACCTTGATACAGGTGCAGACAAGGACGAAGTTCTTGCACCATACGAAGGAACAGGATATACTTGGGTTGAAGACAAAATAGAAAATGCACACACAGGTGCAAACTTTGGATTAGATTCAATTGTAATGGAACACGGTTACAATATGGATTGTGAAGACTTCCCTCTAATGAAAGGTTGGAAGGACGTGTATGATTACCTAGTCGGTTAAAATTCCCTATATACTTGTATGAAACGATATGTAGGATACTCCGAGTATTTTCACGATGCTGCTATAGCTATTGTCAACGAAGACGGTACAATTCCGTGGGCAAGTCAATCAGAACGATATAGTGGGATTAAAAATGACCCCCTAATACCTCCTGAAATGTGGAACTTTGTAAAAGAAGACGACCACGTTACTTTCTACGAAGACATAGATATGCGTAGAGAACAGATGGGTGGATATCGTACTCACGGTGCTTGGTCAATGCACGGATTTTCTGAAAAAGCAGAATCACACACTCCAATGCGTAATGCATTGACATTTGACAATTTCAACGAACACCACGAAAGTCATTGTGCAGGTGCATTCCTTACTAGACCGTGGAAATCTAAAGAAGATACTGTTATGGTATCGGTAGATGGTTCTGGTGAACTAGAATCTATGGTTATAAAAGACCACAACTTCAAAACAATCAAACGTATTACTTGGCCACAATCCTTGGGTTGTCTCTATGGATTAATTGTTAGAGCGTCTGGAATGCGACCACTCAGAGACGAATATATTATTATGGGTCTTGCGTGTTATGGTCAAGTTGATGAATATCTTTATAAACTTCTTCATAATTGTTATTACTGGTTTGAAAGTGAACAAGGTAAAAAAGTTAAACAAATAGTAGACTTTGAACGAATTGCTTATGCAGAAAGTGGACTATCAGAGAAGTATTCTCAATACTCTGACCGAATTGGTGATTATGTAATGAAACATACGATTCCTGAAAACGCAGCTGCAACCGTACAAAAGTTTTTTGAAGTAGAAGTAATGAAGATTATGAAGGAAGCACGTAAATATGGTTCTAAGTTAGTTTACTCTGGTGGTTGTGCTCAAAATGTTGTGGCAAATACTTTAATTAGTGAACTATTTGACGAAATGCATATTGCAATTGCACCAAGTGACGCAGGTAATTCACTTGGGTGTGCTGCTTATACGTGGCATAAAGAAACAGGTGGAACACATTTAGATTGGTCTCCTTATCTAGGTCATAACATTGACCGAGAGATTAATCCAAAAGAAGTTGCAAAGTATCTTACCGATAACAAAGTGTGTGGTGTTGCAAACGGTAGAGCAGAGTTTGGCCCTCGTGCATTAGGTAATCGTTCTTTACTTGCAGACGTAAGATATGATGTAAAAGATACTGTTAATGATATCAAACGTAGACATAGGTTTAGACCTTTTGCACCTGCAATCTTATCTGAATATGCAGACCAATATTTTGAAGGGCCGATGAATCAATATATGCAGTTTACCGCAATTGCAAAACACGACTATAAATCGGTGACCCACCAAGACGGAACTGCAAGAGTTCAGTTAGTTGAACCTGATTGTCAATCAGTAATACGTCAGATACTTGAAGAGTATTACGAACTTACAGGAGTTCCAATGCTACTAAATACATCATTGAATATTCGTAATAAACCTATGGTAAATACTATAGAAGATGCGAATGAGTGGGAAAACAAATACAAAGTAAAAGTATTTTAATGGAGAAATGATATGGTAAAAGAAACCGTAGATACACCTGTAGGACAAGCGACAGTTGATTTAGAAAAATACACTGAGTTAGTTCTTAAGGTAGACGAAGCACAAGATAAAATTAAAGAGATGGAAAAACTCTCGAAGGAACTACAAGTTGTAACAGCAGCTGCAAAACCAGTACCCAAAGGTTTTTGGTCATTGTTTAGAGACGAAAATGATATCAATGAGAAATCAATCATTGGATTTGCATCGTTTCTTATGATGGTTGCGTTTGGTATTTTTGATTTAGTTACTGCAATGGACGGTACACCTTTAGAGATATCTGATACAATCTATACGTCTTTTGTTGTTGTGACATTAGGTTCATTTGGTATTGCTGAAGCAGGAAAAGCATTCTCAGGCAAATAAATGGAAAAGGTTAGGTGGAGAGGCACTTGGGGAGTCGGAGACTTTATGAATGCCCTCAATACTTGTCATAACTATTGTTTTGATAACAACACAAAAGTAAATCTGGAAATGCACTGGGAACACGATGAGGATTATCTTCATCACCCAGAAGACCCAGAAACAATCATAGAACGTATGGCGTGGATACACAATCAGTATCACCGTCAAGAAGATGTCACGGTCACTCACGTTTATAACTCAGATTTGTTTCCGAAAGGAAATGTAAACCCTGACAAAAATAAAAACCGATTCTATTTTGACTCAAAAGCATTCAAACCTTGGGGTGCTCCACCAAACGATTGGATATTTAAACCTGAATCTTTTGTTCCTAAAAGAAAAAAGATAGTTATCTGGACACCACACTATAATAGTGAACCACCAAGAAAGTGGAAAAGGTTCTTGACAATAGATGATTGGTCTGATATAATTAGCTTACTGCGCTGGAAGGGTTGGATACTAGTAGAGTTAACCTACAGAACACCTATAAAAGATGCATTTAAACAGATACAAGAATGTGATTTTATTTTCTGTTACGATGGTATGTGGCATTATATTGCAAGAAACTTTGGTAAACCAATGTTCGTTCCATCTTGGGAAGGTGTAACTGAGTATAACACTCCTCAAGCAATACAAAAACCAAGTAGACATCAAGTACTTGATTTTATAGCTGACGGTGCAGAAAAGTTTGAACCTAATCTAAAAGAAATGAAAGATAAAGCAAACGACTATATAGATATGTTAAAGAGTAGATATCATGAGAAGAAGAAGGATAAGAAGAAGTGAATAATATTAATTTAACAATAGGTAATTGTTTATTAAAAATGAATGAAATACCTGATAAATCGATTGATATGGTATTAGTTGATATGCCTTATGGAACTACTCGTTGCAAATGGGATAGCATAATTTGTCTTGATTCTATGTGGAAACAAGTGAAAAGAATTGTAAAAAATGACGCAGCTATAGTAATGACATCAAGTCAACCATTCACGACAGCATTAATAAATTCTAATCTAAAATGGTTTAAATATTGTTGGGTTTGGGAAAAAAGCAAAGCAAGTAATTTTGTACACGCAAACTATCAACCGCTTAAAACCCACGAAGATATTTGTGTTTTTAGTTTTGGCGGTTCAGCACAAGGAAGTAAAAATCCAATGAAATACAATCCACAGCATACGAAAGGCAAACCCTATAATAAAGGTATAGGTCATAATAATCTCCAAGTTTTGCAAGGTGGACTAACAAAAAGAAATAAAATAAAAAAAGAAAATAAAAGCGGTTTAAGAAAACCAAGAAGTGTTATTTATCACAAAACTGCTGAATCAGAGGGCAAATATCACCCCACTCAAAAACCAATAGGTTTGATGGAATACTTAATAAAAACTTATACAAATGAAAAAGAAACTGTTTTAGATTTTTGTATGGGTAGTGGCTCAACTGGTGTTGCTTGCCTTAACACTAATAGAAAATTTATAGGAATTGAATTAGATGAACATTATTTCAATGTTGCAAAAAATAGAATTTACAATAAT